ACTTGGGCACTTATCGTAAAGAGTTTGAAATGATCATTGACATCTTTGCAGGTATGCTCTATCAGTATCAGAAACTTGCTCAAGATTATGCTGACATGGGTTATCCAGTAACAGACACCTACGTCAATAAGGCTGGTGCAGAGAATGAGCGCAAAGTTCCAATCTTGACAGCGATGGAAATTTTGAGGAAAGACATTCTCAGCTACTCTAATCAGTTGATGATGAACCCGAAATCACTCGGTGAGGTAGTAGAACAAGAAGGTGATTCAGTTCTTACTGAGGTCCTGAAGTTCAAGAACGAAATCAAGAAGAAGCGAGTGACGGGCAATGGGTAATCTTAGCAAAGCGAAAGAGTATGCTCAGCACGTCATATCTCACAGAGAGGAACATTGTGAGGAGAACATTCTTGCAGCTGAACGTTTCTTGCGTGATCTTGAAAATCCTGAGTTTGAAATGGATGAGGAAATCGTTGATTTTGTTGTTCACTTCATCGAGAATACGATAGTCCATCAGCAGGGTGATGATATGTTTGCGGTGTCTATCCGTAACAAGCCATTACTTTTGCAACCATGGCAACACTTTGTAGTGGTTAATCTATTTGGATTTTACTACAAGGGGTCAAACGAGCGCAGGTTCAAAGAAGCGCTTATCATGCTTGCCCGGAAGAATGGGAAGACCTCATTTACTGCTGCAATCGCACTTGCTTACCAGGTATTGGACACGGATAGTGGTTCAAAATGCTACATCGTTGCTAACTCAGTTAAGCAAGCGATGGAAGCTTTTGGTTTTTTAAGGTTCAATGTTGAGCGTTGGAATGATAAGAACATTCGTATCAAGGATAATAACCAAGAACACTCTATCACTGCCAATTTTGGTGATGAGGGTTCTTTCTTTATCCAAGCTCTAGCGAATGATGAGAGCCGTCTGGACTCTCTGAACGGTAACGTTATTATCCTAGATGAAGCTCATACTATGCGAAACAGTAAGAAGCATGGTCTTATGAAAAAAACAATGTCAGCATACCGTAACAGTATGCTTTTTGTTATCTCTACGGCTGGGGATATTCCTACTGGGTTCCTTGCTAATCGTTTGAAATACTGTCAAAAGGTGCTTAAGCAATTGGTCACTGATGATTCATTTTTCATCTTCATCTGCAAGGCTAATCAATCTGCTGATGGGGATGTGGTGGACTATCTGGATGAGAATATTCTCAAGATGGCTAATCCGTCATGGGGTGTTACTGTTTCGCTCAAGGCTCTCAAGGAAGAAGCAGAGCAGGCTATGAATGATCCTCAGACTAGGAACGAGTTTTTCAATAAGACGTTGAATATCTTTACGAACTCTATGAACGCTTATTTCAATCCTGATGAGTTTATAGCGTCGGATAGTTGCTACGATTGGAGTTTAGAAGAGTTGGCACGCTTGCCGATTCGTTGGTATGGTGGTGCGGACTTGTCACGATTGCACGACTTAACAGCTGCTGCTCTCTATGGTGTCTATCATGATGGTGAGAAAGATGTTGATATCTGTATCACACATGCTTTCTTTCCTCGGATTAATGCTCAAAAGAAGGCTAACGATGATGGAATTCCACTTTTTGGGTGGCAATCCGATGGTTGGTTGACGATGAGTAACACTCCAACAGTACTTTATGACGATATCGTCAAATGGTTCATCAGTATGCGTGAGCGTGGATTTAAAATCCAAGCTGTGGGAATGGATAGGAAGTTTGGTCGCGAGTTTTTGGCTAAGATGAAAAAGGCTAAGTTCAAGATGATTGACCAGCCTCAGTTATTCTATCTGAAATCTGAGGGGTTCAGACGGATTGAGTTCAAAGTCAAGAACAAAGAATTTTACTATCTTCATTCTGACGCTTATGAATACTGTGTGAGCAATGTTAGAGCGATTGAAAAGGTGGATGACGCTGTGCAATATGAAAAATTAGACGGAGACGGTGGTACTGCAAGGATTGACTTGTTTGATGCCAGCGTCTTTGCTTGTATACAGGCTCTTGCTAATCTTGGCAAGGGTGGCGATGTGATGAGATTCTTTGATTAGAGAGAAAGGAGGTGAGGAAACATGGGTATTTTTGAAAAGTTTTGGAAACGAAACAAGCCAAGTAAGACAATTAACATGCTGAGTCATTCAGATTTAGGGTTGTCAAACCTGATGGATTCGTATGTACCTTTGGCCAGAAATCCAGATGTGGTGACAGCGGTTAATAAGATTGCTGATTTGGTCTCTAATATGACCATCCATCTGATGGAAAACACGGATAAAGGTGATATCAGAATTCGTGACGGACTGGCTAGAAAGATTGACATCAATCCATGTGAACACATGACAAGGAAGTCATGGATTTTCAAGATTGTGCGTGATTTGCTTCTGTATGGCGATGGGAACTCTGTCCTACATGTGGAATATGAACCTGTTACGGATTATATTTCTAATCTAAGACCATTTCCGATGAGAGAGGTTTCGTTCCAAACAGATAAGGATTCCTATGTGATCTCATTTAGGGGTGAAGTGTATTCCCCTGATGAAGTAGTCCACTTTGTCATCAATCCAGATCCAGATATTCCATATATTGGCACTGGTTTTAGGGTAACGTTGACAGATGTGGTTCAAAGTTTGAACATGGCTACTAAGACTAAAAAAAGCTTCATGAACGGTAAGAACATTCCTAGTCTTATCGTTAAGGTTGACTCGTCTAGTGCTGAACTAGACTCGGAGCAAGGGCGTGAGCGTATCGCTGAGAAGTATTTAAGTACTAGCAGGGTTGGCGCTCCATGGATTGTTCCAGAGGCATTGCTGGACATCCAGCAGGTAAAGCCGCTTAGTCTAACGGATATCGCTTTAAACGAGTCTGTGGAATTGGACAAAAGAACAGTTGCAGGTCTATTAGGAGTACCTGCTTTTATTTTGGGCGTGGGAGAGTTCAACAAGACAGAGTATAACAACTTTGTAAATACGACTGTCATGAGTATCGCTACTACCATAACCCAAACTCTAACAAGGGACTTGTTGGTATCCAGCAATCGTTATTTTAAACTAAATCCTCGTTCACTCTTCTCTTACAACATTACGGAGTTGTCTGCTGTTGCTCAACAAATGGCAAACAGTGCTGCAATGCGTCGTAATGAGTGGAGGGATTGGCTAGGGATGGCTCCTGATCCTGAGATGGAAGAGTTGATTGTTCTTGAAAACTTTCTCCCTCAAGAGAAACTAGGAGATCAAAACAAACTGAAAGGAGGTGAGGAAGAGAATGCAGAAACGGAATAGTTATCGTGCCACTCAATTTCAAACGAGAGAAGAAGACTCTGGTGATTTGATTTTGAGTGGCTACTTTATCAAGTTTGATGAGGAGACGGAATTGTGGCCAGGCTACCGTGAAGTTATCAAGCGTGCTGGAGTTGAGAAAGCTATCAAAGACGCTGATATCAGAGCTTTATTTAACCACGATGATAGTCTTGTGCTCGGTCGAACAGGTAACGGGACTCTGACACTGGCTGTTGATGATGTTGGTCTTTTTGGGGATATCATCATTAACAAGGATGATCCTCAAGCTGTTGGAGCCTATGCTCGTGTCAAGCGCGGGGATGTCATCGGTTGCAGCTTTGGCTTTATCCCGATAAAAATCGAAACAGAGGAACGTGAAGATGGTTCGTATCTGGACACTGTCTTAGAACTAGAAATCTTTGAAGTGAGTCCATGTACTTTCCCAGCCTATCCGCAAACGGAAATTGCTGCACGACAGAAAGACTTTGAAAGTCAACAGCGTGCCAATCGTGAAGCGCTGGACAAGCGCAAGAAAGAAATTAAGGAGAAATTTAAGCTATGAACAAGGCGTTAATCTTTGGTGCTCGTATGCGAGCAAAAGCAACTAAGGTAGTTGAGTTGGAAGAAACTATCGAAGAATTAAACAAACGCTCAGTTGTCGAACTAGAGAAGTTGGACCGTGCTGAAACCGACGAAGAAGTGTCAGCAGTTGAAAAGACTGTAGATGATCTTCAAAAGGAAATTGAAGAAAAAGAAGCTGAAAAAGCGCAGTTGGAAAAACAAATCGATGAGTTGGAAAAACAAATCGAAGAGCAAAATCGAAAAGCACCAACACCAGGTAAAACTGAGAAACGAGGAGGAAAAACATTGGAACAACGTGAAGCATTTAACCACTACCTTCGAACAAAAGAAGTGCGTGCTGATGGTCTCAAATCCGCTGAAGGGGAAGCAATCATCCCTGTTGAATTGATGACGCCTAAGGAAGCGAAACAAGACAAGACAGATTTGACTTCATTGGTCAACATCGTTAATGTCAAGAACGCAAGCGGTAAATGGGCAGTTGTTAAATTGACTGACCAAACAATGAACACTGTTGAAGAGTTGGAAGAAAACCCTGAGTTGGCTAAACCTACTTTTACAAAAGTGAACTATGAAATCAAGACACGTCGTGGACATTTGCCAGTGTCTCAAGAATTGATTGATGATGCTGACTACGATGTGATGGGATTGGTTGCTAAACAAGCTAAGAACCAAGAACGCATCACTAAGAATAAAGAAATCGCTAAAGTTCTCAAGACCGCTACAGCTAAAAGCGCAGCTGGTTTGGACGGCTTGAAAGATATTCTCAACGTGGAATTGAAACCGTACTACGATGCAACTATTGTATGTACTCAATCTATGTTTGCCGCTCTTGATAAAATCAAGGACAAGGACGGTCGCTACATGCTTCAAACAGACATCACCTCTCCAACTGGCTACAAGTTCGCTGGTCGTGTAATCGATGTTTACCCTGATGACATTATTGGGGATGCCAAAGGTGAAATGAAAGCCTTTATCGGTGACGTTGGAGAGTTTGCGACATTGTTTGACCGTGCGCAGACAACCGTCAAATGGCAAGATGATAAAATCTACGGTCAATACCTAGGAACTGCAAACCGTTTCGATGTTAAGAAAGTGGATGAAGCAGCAGGCTTCTATGTAACTTACACTGATGCTGCAGGGTAAGGAGGTAGCTGATGGCTTATCAAGTAATCCGTCCTTTTAAGGATTTGAGAGACCCTCAACAATATGAATACCAAATCGGGGATATTTATCCCCGAACAGGATATAAGAGCACCAAGACCTTCATTCAAGAGTTGTTAGATGGGTCAAATAGTGCAGGATCTATTTTCTTGACTAAAATCGATGATGACGATATTTCCGAAGGAGAAGCAGAACCTCAAGAACCCGAAGAGGAAGATGAGGAGTAGTTATGGACAATGCTCAATTACTAGAATTACTAAAACTAAAATTGGGTATAGCAACAAAGCTACGTGATAAGCCTTTAGAGAAAATCATCGAAGCTGTCATAACTGAATTGGAAGATAATTTGGGAGTTTCGCTTGAATCAGAAAATGCTGAACACCAAATGTTTGTAGTTGATTTTGCAGCCTTTCGCTATGAAGGTGGTGTGGATATGCCACGCCACCTTTTATGGCGCTTGCATAATTTGAAATTGAGGTAAATCATGGCATGGAACAATGAGATTACATTAATCTCAAGGGTTAAAACAGGATTAGATAAATTGCACCAACCTCTATTTGAGGAAAAGCGATTGACTATTTTGTGTCGCAAGCGTTCTATTACTCGTTCTGAATTTTATCAGGCTAGCCAGGTCGGGCTTAGACCGAGCCTCATCCTTGATATTCATAGCTTTGAGTATAACAACGAGGAAGAAGCGGAATTTAATGGGAAACGGTATCGTATTCTCAAAACATTTCCGATTGGTTTAGAAATTCTGGAGCTGACCTTGATGGAGGAATTACCATGAGTGTAACAGGTGACCTTTCAGCAGAAATAGCTAAAGCACTGAGTGAGTATTCTAGTGAGTTAGAAGATGAGATTGACGCTATTGCACAAGAGTTAGGTGATGAAGCCGTTGCGAATTTGAAGGCGACAAGCCCAAAGAATAAAGGGAAGTATGGAAGAGGATGGCGTCTCAAAAAGAACGCCAAAGGATCATACGTAATCCATAATGCTACAGGCTACCAATTGACACACCTACTTGAAAATGGCCATGTCTTAAGGAATGGCGGTCGCAGTCGTGCTATACCTCATATCCAACCTGTAGAAGAAAAGCTAATCAATTCCTTTGAACGGAAAGTGAAGGAGGCTATTCAAAAATGAAATTATCTGACCTTGTCGATATTCTAAGTCAAGCGAATCTACCTATATCCTATCGTGCGTTTGAAAATGGACACGTTCCTCAAACACCTTACCTTATCTACTTTGAATCACATCCAGATATCAAGAGAGCAGACGACGAACAGAAATACCAGATTAAATCTGTGACTGTAGAGCTTATCTTTGAACGTAAAGACGAAGATTTGGAAGAGACCTTGGAAGAGTTGTTGTCTAAACATCAACTTGTTTTTGAGGTATCAGAAGAAAGCTATATCCCGACAGAAAGGCTATCTGTCAAGCCTTATACTGTTTATTTGTACTAAGGAGAAGAACATGACAAAAACAGAAAATAAAGTAACCTTTGGCTTGAAAAATGTGCATATCGCACCAATCGAAAGCATCAACAGTGAAACACAAATCATTACTTACGGGAAAATTTTCCGTTTCCCTGGAGCGATGAACTTGGAGCTAGAACCAAAAGGAGAATCGAAAGCAATTCCAGCCGACGATGTGGATTACCACTTCATGAACTCAAACGAAGGGTATGAAGGAAAATTGAAAGTACCGCATATCACGGAAGAGTTCGCGACAAAAATCCTGGGAGAACTCAAGGATGAGCAAACAGGAGTGTTGACTGAAAAAGGCGATGCTTCAACTAAAACATTCGCTATCATGTTTGAATTTTCAGGAGATCAGAACAAGACTCGCTACGTTCTCTACTACTGCTCTGCTAGTCGTCCATCGAACGGCTCTGCTACTAAGAGTGGAACAACTGTCAATGAACGTGAACTTAGCTTTAAAGCTTCACCACGTCCACTTGATAGCGTCGTAAAACGTTCGATTACGTCAGCTGACAAGAAAGAAGTGTATGACGCTTGGTTTACTAGCGTTTATGAACCAACATCTTTAGGGTAAGGAGTAAAGAATGCGTCGAAGTATTAAAATCAGCAATAAGCGTTATGAGCTTGCAACAAATGCCTATACTCCAATCGCTTACAAGAACGAGTTTGGGCAAGATTTTTTCAAGGACCTTCTTGGGCTTTTGAAAAATAAGCAATTGGTAGCTCAATTGAACAAATTAGAAAAAGGGAATGATTTGGTAGCGGAAAGCGTCGATCTATCTCTTTTAGAAGATTTTGATATTACCTTTTTCTATCGCCTATTTTGGGTGTTTGCTAAATCAGGCAATCCAAAAATTAAACCGTTTGATGATTTCTTCATGGAGATGGAAGAATTTCCTCTTGACGAAGTTTGTCCGCTAATGATGGAAATGTTGAATACGGTACTGCAAACAAAAAAGAAACAGATACATCAGAAACAGCAAGCGAAGAAGCCTTCACGGTAGAATCCTATCTATCTTGTTGCAAGGAAACTGGCTTATCTATAGATGATCTTAAGCACATTTCTATTGGAATGGCTTTAGATTATCAGACAGATTATGTCAATTTGCGTAGCGAAAATAAAACGGGTAGTCGGAAGGCCACCCAAGCTGATTTTGATGCATTTTAGAGAAAAAGCGAGTGCTGAGAGAGCGATTGTGAGGACAAGTTCCTTTAGTTGGCTAGTGTTCTGGTCATAGAGAACCTCTCAGCGCTCCTTATTTTTAAGGAAAGGAGGAAATATGGCAGGAAATATCAAAGGGATAAAAATTGAAATCGACGGCGATACCCAGCCCTTACAAAAAGCGTTAAAAGGTGTCAATCAAGAGTCTGCTAACGCAACGAAAGAATTGAAACAAATTGATAGTGCTTTAAAGTTTGATACTGGGAATGTTACCTTACTAACCCAAAAGCAAGAAGTCTTACAGAAGCAAGTTGGAACCACTCGGGAAAAACTAGAAACTTTAAGACAAGCTCAATCTCAAGTTGAGGAGCAGTTCAAAAAAGGAGATATTGGCGCCGATCAGTATCGTGCTTTCCAGCGTGAAGTAGAAGTGACTCAAAATGTCCTGAAAGGATATGAGGGGAAACTAGCTAGTGTCAATCAAGCTCTTGAGGGTAATGGGAATGCAACCAAGAATAACCAAACCCAACTGAAAGAATTGCAGAATGAGCAAAAACTACTTGCCAGTGAATCTGAAAAAGTTGTCAGTTCATTTAAACTGCAGGAAAGCCAGATGGGTGCCAACGCTAGCGAAGCTGATAAGTTGGCATTGGCTGAAAAGAAGATTGGTGCACAGTCTGAAATTGTCTCTCGTCAAATTGAAAACCTTGAAAAGCAGTTAGAAATCACTAAAAAAGAATATGGTGAAAACTCAGCCGAAGCTAACAAGATGGAATCAGAGCTGAATAATGCCAAGACTGCTTTTAACAATCTCAACGATGAGATGAAGGGGACTAAGTCTGTAGCGGATAGCGCACAAGAAAGCTTGGGTGAGATAGCTAAAGCTGCAAGAGCTGAACTACTCCAACAGTTTAGTGAGAAGTTGGGTGATATTTCAGAAAAACTTGTTGACGTTGGGAAAGAAGCTATTGAAGCTGCTGCTTCAATGCAAGCAAGTAATGCCCAATTTAGTACAGTTTTTGGGGATATGGAAGGTCAAGCTAGAGAGGCTCTTAATAATATTGGGAAAGAAATGTCTATTGTACCAGAACGATTACAAGGAAGTTTCACCCAAATGGCCTCCTTTGCAAAAACATCTGGTTTAGATACAGCTCAAGCCTTAGATTTATCTACTAGGGCAACTAAGGCAGCGGCAGATGGTGCTGCTTTTTACGACAAATCTATTGAAAGTGTTACTGAGAGCCTTCAATCATTTCTTAAAGGAAATTTTGCCAACGATGCGGCTTTGGGGATATCTGCAACAGAAACAACTCGTAATGCGGCAGCAAACAAACTATATGGCAAGTCATTCAAGGATTTGAGTGAAGCACAAAAGCAATTGACTTTGCTTCAAATGGTTGAAGATGGAAATGAACTTTCTGGAGCACTTGGTCAAGCTGCAAGAGAATCTGACGGCTTAGAAAACGTCATGGGAAACCTAAAACAATCTGGGACTAATGCTTTGGCTGCATTAGGTCAGCCTCTTTTGGAAATGTTGATTCCTGTTTTTCAATCTTTAGGAGACATCATAAAAGGTGTGGCAGATTGGTTTGGTACTTTGCCTGGCCCGATTAAAGAATTTATAGTAATCATAGGAGCTGTAGTTACCGCAGTAGGAGTTTTAGCACCGATATTCTTGACCATGCAGGCCGCCGCAACAGCTCTTGGACTTTCAATAGGAGGCATGATTACCGCCGCCTTACCAATCATTGCTACAGCAGCCGCAATAGCGGCAGCAGTGGCAGCGGTCGTTGTCATTTTAAAATACTTATGGGAAACGAATGAAGGATTCCGCAACGCTGTCACAGCTGTGTGGGAGGCTATTTCATCTGTCATCAATACTGTTGTAGGTGAAATTTCAAACTTCATCATGAGTATTTTTGGCACCGTTGTAACATGGTGGACTGAAAACCAAGAGCTAATCCGTTCTATTACGGACGCAGTCTGGACTGGCATTTCCGCAATCATCAGCGCTGTTATGACTGTTATAGGTCCTCTCATAGAAGGGACATGGAACAACATTCAGATTATCACTTCTACAGTTTGGGAAGTGATTAAAACGGTAGTTGAAACAGCTATCAACGTTGTTTTGGGCATTATCAAGGCAGTGATGCAGATCCTTACTGGTGACTGGTCGGGCGCTTGGGAAACCATTAAGAGTGTTGGAGAAACAATCTGGAATGGGATTGCAAGCGTCATTGGGACTATTTTTAATGGCATAGCGCAGGTATTGTCTAACATCTGGAACACCATCTCAACGGTTGCTTCAACTGTTTGGAACGGCATCAAATCCACTCTTTCAGGAATATTTGATGGTATTTCAAGCTCAGTCTCAAGTGTCTTTAATGGCATAAGAGATACGATTAGCAATATCTGGAATAGTATTCAATCAACCGCAAGCAGTATTTGGAATGGTATTAAAGATACAATCGGCAATGCCATTAACGGTGCTAAGGATTTGGTAGGTAGTGCAATCGAAGCTATCAAGGGATTCTTTAACTTTGAATTTAGATGGCCCCACATTCCTCTACCACACTTTAGTATTTCAGGCTCTCTTAACCCCGTTGACTGGTTGAGTAACGGGTTGCCAAGTATTGGCGTAGAGTGGTATGCCAAGGGCGGTATCTTGACCAAGCCGACTGTTTTCGGTTCAAACGGAAATAGCCTGATGGTTGGTGGGGAGGCTGGGAACGAAGCTGTCTTACCACTAAACGAACGAACCTTGGGAGCTATCGGTCGTGGAATTGCTCAAACTATGGGAGGTATGTCTCCTGTTATCAATGTCAGCATTAGCGGAAACAACATCAGTGAAGAGATGGATATCAATCGCATTGCTGATGTTGTCGCTCAAAAGATTGCGGATGAACTGCAACGGAAAACACAACTTAGAGGAGGAATTGCATGATCAAACATAATGAATTGGTAATTGATGGCGTAGCAACCTCCTCTTTTCCTTTTGATGTCATCGTAGAGGAAGCGCCATCCATCGTGATTGCCAATAGTAAGACAAAACTATGGGAGCATGATGGGATTAGTGGAGCCATCCTACAAACCAATCATCATAGAGGGATGGTTGAGAAATCCTATACACTTCACTTAGTAAAGCCAAAGGAAGAGGACTTGAACCGTTTCTTGGCCCTCTTTGCCAGGGAGAACTTTTGGCTTGAAAGCGAACGTGTCAAAACAACCAAGATGTGGTGTTACAAGGTAAAGATTTCTGAGACTGTTAGAAATCGTGCAGGGTACTATGCGCTCAAAGTCACATTTGAGTGTCATCCTACCAAATTCTTCAAAGTCACGGACAATCAGACCTTCTCAAGAAGTGGAACTTTAAGAACCAAAGGCTCTGCTTTGGCTTTTCCGACAATTACCTTGACTGGTCAAAGTACGACTGAGGTTAGTTTCACAGTGGATAGGCAGGTTATCCGCTTAGAAAGACTGTCTGGAAAAGCTATCATGGTAAATAACCCTAACAATCCTAGTTTCTTGGACGGAACAGGTTCCAGAATTAAGTGGACAGGGGATTTTATCACGATTGACCCAATCAAGAAACAAGATGTCGGGATTGTCTTAGGAGCTGGTATCAGTTCCATGACGATTGAGACTGTCTGGGGGTGGGCATAATGTTATATTTGCTTGAAAGTGATATTCGTAACGTTAAATGGAACGGTATCCCACTGCATGAAGCGACTTCGGCAGTCATAAAAGAGCAAATGAATGGGGATTTTACCCTTACTGTTCGCTATCCTATCACCGACTCTGAGATTTATCAACTTTTCCGTGAAGATATGTTGATTAAAGCACCAGCTCCTGTGATTGGTCCGCAGCTGTTCCGCATCAAGAAGCCAGTAGAGAATGATGATCATTTAGAAATCACTGCTTATCATATCACTGATGATGTCATGCAGCGGTCTATCAATCCTCTGTCTGTCAACAAGCAGAGTTGCTGGCAGGCTCTTTCTCAATTGGTACAAGTTGCTAAGTCTCCTATCAATGATTTTTCATTTACCAGTGATATCACAGACAGGAGAACCATCAACACAAAAGAAGTAGAAACACTCTACAGTGTGTTAATGGATGGCGCTCACTCAATTGTGGGAACATGGGAAGGAGAGATGGTTCGGGATAATTTTGCTATCTCAATCAAGCGAAATCGAGGAGAGAACAGAGGTGTTATCATCTCTACCCACAAAAACCTAAAATCCTATCAACGAACCAAAAACTCACAAAATGTTGTTACTCGGATCCATGCTAAGTCTACATTTAAGGCAGAGGGGGCCAAGGAAGATACAACGATTGCCATAACGGTTGATAGTCCCTTAATTGGTTCTTACCCTTATATCAACGAAAGAAGTTATACCAATAACAACATTCAGACCGTTGAGGAGCTTACAAAGTGGGCTAGTGCTAAATTTACTAACGAACACATAGACAAGGCTACAGATGCCATTAAGATTGAAGCCTATGAACTTGATGGGCAGACCGTCCATATGGGTGATACAGTTAATCTGAAAAGCTATAAGCATAATGTGGACGTTTATAAGAAGGCCATTGCCTACGAATATGACTGTTTAGCGAACAATGGACAGGGAGCTTATCTGACCATTACCTTTGATGACAAAGTGAAATCAGGAGGGAACGGTGGCGGTGTTTCAGCAGTGGCCAATGCGATCTTGGACAAGCAAGAAACACAATTTGACATTATGCTGGAGCGTGCGATCGCCAACGCTGACCGTGCTTTTGACGCTGAGTTCGCCAAGCATGAGAAAGATATTACGGACGGTATTGAACTTGCCAAGGCTAAGGCGGAGGAAGTCAAGCAAGAACTGTCTGACACTATCAATCAGCGTTTCAACAGCTTTGACAACGGCCCATTACAAGAAGTCAAGCGCAGGGCTGAGGAAGCCTTGAAAAACGCTGGCGCAAGTAGTTTGCTAGCCCAGGAAGCCAAGCGGATTGGTCTGGACTCTGTTGCTAGACTTGAAGCGTTTAAGTCACAGACTACGAGCGCTCAGACGGCCTTGTCAGGTGATTTGGACGCTCTGAAACGGACTATCGCGAATGATATTCGACCGAAACAGGCGCAGGCTGAAGCTGAGATTGCCAAGCAAGTTGAAGCACTTATCTGGACCAAGAATGAATTGGCTGGTGTGAAGTCAGCGCAAGCGACCTATGAAGAGACGACGACGCGTAGACTGGCTGAGCTGACCAACTTGGCCAACGGTAAGGCAAGCAAGTCTGAACTCACACAGACAGCTGAGGAGTTGGCTAGTAAGATAGCGAGTGTTAAAGTTGGAGGCCGAAACCACTATCGAGATTCTGAGAAGATTCGAACAAGTACGCGTTTCTTCTCGTTCCCTCTACATCCATATCTTTCACAAGAAAATGTCGGGGAAATTTGGACTCTATCGTTTGATTTAAAAATCAATGAAAATGGCGAGATTCGTCCTCTACACTTTTATCACTATCAAAATAACCGCTTTGGTCTGAAAGCTAGTGCTGACATCACTCCAAGCAGAGAATGGCAGCGATTTACGTTCACAGGTCCAGTTATCTTTCCGAACGATGACCCTCGTTATTCGAGGGGAGAGATGGCCTTGTATGACTACGCTGGAAATAATAACTATTCCGTTCGTAGGATTAAGCTTGAGAAAGGTACTCTAGCGACAGATTGGAGTCCAGCAATCGAAGATATAGAAGGACAGCTTTCAACAGTTGAATCCAACTTCAGACAGCGCGCTGATTCGCTAGATGCTGGTGTGAGAAGTCTGACTGAAGGATTGAGAACTAAAGCGGATATCAGTGCACTCAACGTGACTGCTGAGAATATCAGGCAGTCTGTGAAGAGTCTTGAGACAGACACGCAGAACAAGCTGGATCAGAAATTGAGTCAGGCTGAATTTGAGGTGCGGGCTGGTTCTATCCGTCAGGAAATCCTGAACGCAACCAAGGATAAAGCAGATAAGACTCTGGTCACAGCTGAAGCTGGGAAATTGCGAGAAGAATTTTCAAACTTGCGAGTCGGTGGTAGAAACTATTATCGAGACTCTGAGAAGGTTCGAACAAGTACACGATTCTTCTCGTTCCCTCTACATCTATACCTGACTCAAGAAAATGTCGGGGAGACTTGGACTTTATCGTTTGACATAAAAATTAATCAAGGCGGCGAGATTCGCCCTCTACATTTTTATCACTATCAAACGAATCGCTTTGGTCTGAAAGCTAGTGCAGACATCACTCCAAGCAAGGACTGGCAACGGTTCACGTTCACAGGTCCAGTTATCTTCCCAAACGACGATCCTCGTTATTCAAGGGGAGAAATGGCCTTGTATGATTACGCTGGAAACAATAACTATTCCGTTCGTAGGATTAAACTTGAAAAAGGCAATGTTGCGACAGACTGGAGTCCAGCTCTCGAGGATACTGAGGGCCTTATCACTGAAGCTAAAGCTACTTTTGAGCAGACAGCTCAGGGTTTGCGAACGGACTTATCAGCTATTCAGGAATATGTCAACAAAGACGGTCAGCGACAAGAAGCATTGCAGCGCTATTCTCGTGAGGAAAGTGCAAAACAAGCGACGGCTGTACGTGAGCTAGTTGCGAAGGACTATGTAGGCAAAGCGACTTATCAAGAAGATGTGAAGGGTATCAATCAGAGGATTGAAGCTGTTAAAACTAGTGCGAATAAAGACATCGCTAGTCAAATCGCAAGCTATCGTCAATCTGTAGATGGTAAGTTCACGGATATTTCAAGTCAGATAACTACTTATAAGCAAGATTTGGGCGGTCAAATCAGTGGTCTTTCAAATAGACTTACAAGCAGTGAGCAAGGAACCACTACTCAGATTTCAAATCTTTCAAATCGGATAAACAGTAATAAACAAGGTACAGATAATCAGATTTCAAATTTAAAGACTCAGGTCGCTACAAACAAGGATAATGCTGAACGACAAATGGGTGAAATATCTGATCAGGTTTCTGCAAACAAAGCAAATGCTGATAGTCAATTTGCGAATGTGAGCAATCAACTAGCGCGAAAAGTAGAGACTACAGACTTCCAGCATGTGAAAGAAACTAGCCAACTTTACGAGCGCATTCTGGGCAATACTGAAAACGGGATTGCGGATAAGGTTGCTCGTATGGCTATGACCAGCCAGCTGTTCCAGGTTGAAGTATCTAAGAATGAAGGTCTGAAAACCGTTCAAAGACAACTTGCTGACTCATGGTCCGTTCAGCACATCAACAGTGCAGGAGATATCATCTCTGGAATCAATCTTGGCGCTGACGGTCGCAATAGATTAATAGGAAAAACATTCCATATAACTGGCGATACCTTGATTGATAATGCAGTCATCAAGTCAGCCATGGTTGATAAGCTGAAGACAGCCAATTTTGAAGCTGGTTCTGTTACGACTACGATATTAGACGCTGAAGCGGTCACGGCTGAGAAAGTGAGATTTGATGAGGCGTTTATTAGGAAAATGATTGCAAATGAAGCTTTTATTAACCAACTGACATCTAAACAGATTTTTGCTACAAAAGTCGAGTCAGTCGTTTCTAGTTCAACATTCCTAGAAGCTTACCAAGGCCGAATTGGTGGATTTACTATTGGGCGTTTTGACCAAGGAAGAGGTCGCTGGATTTCTGGTATCAACCAATTCTCAGTTGGTATGGGAAACGGCGA